TATGACCCCCAAGTTTTTTCATATTAACTTCATATGGAATATTAACTGCAATTCTCCCATCTGGTTTCAAAACTCTATAAACTTCTGTTAACCAATCTTTTGAAAATTGCATATAATCTTCTAGTCTTAGAGTATCATTATGTACATCATACTCTATCCCGACATTATATGGTGGTGAAGTTACACAAAGATCTATAGACTCATCTAATACATGAGTTTTAAGACCTTCTATACAATCTACATTGTATATATAATTAGTCCGCACTTTGAGTCGCTACTAAATGATAAACTACGTGATAATTATCTATCTTAAATGTAATTTTGGCTAATCCTTGTGCAGAAATTTCTAATTTTCCACTACTACATTCTTTATTAGCTTGTAAAATTTTACCAAAAAGATCTGCATTAAACGACATTAAATCCATATCAGTAAACTGATCTACACTAACGGGTATTGTAATTCTATCTGTATTTATTGTTGAATATCCTAATATACAATTACACGTTTCTCTATCTTTATCTGTAACTATTGTAAATGTTTCTTTATCTGTTAAAGCATTTTTACTTGCTATAAACCTAGCCATAAAATTACTATCAATTTGAAGGGAAAGTTCAAACTCCGGTACATTTTTCATTGCAGGTACAACTGGAATAACAGTTTTATCACTCAACATAAAATTTATACTTGCATTTATATCTTCTACTTTAATAGATATAGCTACATCTTCCGATCTCAAAACAGTTAATTTAACATCTTCACCCAATACATTCAACATACGTGAAAGTTGTGATGTATTATAAATTCCCAATTCAACATCGTCAAATTGAAAATCATTTAATGCTAATTTACCTAAAAGAGATTTTTCTGGTGTGATAAATTCTGTTGATAAAACATTATCTTTGATTTTAAGTATTACTGATTGGACATTATCTCCCAACGTATACTTATTAATGAATCTTTCTAAAAGTACTTTATTCATTATTTTACATCTCCTATTTATTATTTATTAATTTAAAATGGTATATATACATATATATCATTAACCATTCTCAAAATTTAAAAAAACTTCTCCAATGTATATCTTTTATCAACTGGCTTATCCCAACTCATAGCTTGATAAAACATATCAATTTTTTTACTTAATGCTTGCTTGTACATTTTGTTTACATCTATATAAATTTTTATATATTTTAAAATTTCTGGAGGGTCATCATAACCCTTATATGCTAAAACTGGCAAATTTAATGGATTTTGTTTTAAATAAATCCATTTAATCTTTTCACCATTAGATATTTTAGGATATCTTTTTATCTTATAATATTCTATCATATCATTATATGCCATAGAAGCCTTAACATGAACTGGTGTGGCTTTTTCATAATAAGTAGTAATTATTTTTCCACCTGGAACATTTACAGGCAATCCAGTCTCTCTATCCATACTACACTTAAATTTATCTATCCGTTTTACGCCAGTAGGTGAAGAAATTTCATTATAATCCATAGCCTTCATAGCTTTTCTAAACTTAAAAATCCTTTCATCAATTTTTTCTTTAGGTACTGCAACTAAAATATCATCCAGAATTTCTGATAATAAATTCTTCATAGCTACGGCAAAACTACTACGAACAGTATCCAGTCCTTTAACTTGAATTTTATTAACTTTCCTACCATCCTCATTTATAATTTTCATTCCATATCGTTTCTTTGTAATGAAAAGAGAACTTTTTGCAATAACCTCTTGTTTAATCTCAAAATAATGTTTATCTAAATTAAGAAATTTATCAGCAAATAAATCATAACTGTTATTCAAAAACCCCTGAATTTCATCAGCTATGTTAAGAATATGATGTGTCATAGTTGCATCAGCATTAATATCAATTCCTTTATGTCTTGATTTAACCAATGGTGTAGCTGATGCAAAAATAGAATCTGTATCTATATAGATAACATAATTTTCATCCGTTGTTCCCAACTCTTTATTATAATATAGATTAACAAGTTTTTTACTAAATTTAATAAGTTCTTGTCCTGTCAAAGTAGTAGCTTCAGCATTATCTACATCATAAAACCTAAAAACAGGTAATCCCAATACTCCATATAGAGAATTTAACAAAATCTTCTGTAAATATTGTCGTCTATCATAATATTGAAATTGTTGTTCATTTCCTTCTTCATGAAATTGCTTTGCTAATTTTCTATATTCTACCCGTGTATCAAACCATTGTGACAAAATAGCAGGAATCAATCCCTCTTTATCCATTCTATATAACACTCCATTAGAACCTATAGAAACATTAGTATTATTCAAATAATTTTTTAATTCCTTTTCATCGTACTTGCAAATTTCCTCTTTACCACTCATTAAAGTATATGTTTTTTTATTATCTTTTTTTATAAATTCTTCAGCATTCCACCCCAAAACTTTACCAACTTTAGTTTCCGGTGATATATTTAAAGACCTAATTACAGACGGATACATAGAAGTAATATCTAAATCGTAAACCCAGTCGTGTCTACCTTTTATTGGGTCTTGAACATAAGCACCAGCAAACTTATCGTCTTTACCCATCATTTGCCTACCATAAGGATTCTTGTTAGGTACTACAATATTTCTCTTTTTACAATAAGTTAAAATAGCCCCCTCTAAATAACGAGAACTCCAATAAATATCTTCATATGCGACATGACCAATATGACAAATACCTCTCGAAGTTTCAATATAATCTAACTTCTTATCTAACTCTACAACTATATGAACATCATTTAAATTGTACTTTACAAACGTTTTTCTATCATTTTCATATAAATCATTAAGTGTTCCTTCATAAGATACTTTTTTAAGACCAACCTCATTAAAACCTACATCATCTAATCTATAACTACTAACTTCATTTGGTGTAAACTTTTTATATATTCCTAAATAATCTAAAGATGATACTCCTGCTATCTCAAATTTTTGTCTATATTCTGAATATTTAACTATTCCTATTGGTGATAACAAATTAGCTATCTCAGTACCTAATAGTTGAACTGCTCTATTATACAAATACGGAATATCAAAATTATCTGTATTCCATCCTGTAATAATTGTAGGTCTTATCTCATAATACTTACCAAAAAATGCATTTAACAGCTCAACTTCTGATTTAAATCTAATTACAGTATTGTTTCCAGTTTTTAATATACCTTCTTCTGATTCAATTTCAAGTTTATTCTCTGGATCTAAAACATAACAATAATATTCGTCTGTAAGACTATCCCATAATGCAATAGAAGTTATTTTATTTTTTGCTTTTGCGGGTGAGGGAAATCCTTCTGTAACTTCTACCTCAATATCAAAAATCATAACTTTATGACCAATAGAAGGTTCATCACTTTGAGTATAATTATCAACTAATGCCCTAGTAACCGCAGGTACATCACTTTCATATAAGTTAGAGTCCTGTTTATCATATCTAAAAACCTTTTTAACTCTATTCCCATCTAATGCAATAAATTTTCCATTTTTATCTGGTAAAAAAGCATATCTCTTATTAGAAAATTTCTTATAACCTAATTTATCATCCCAAAGATGAATTGTTCTTCCATCAAAATATACGTTCTGGTACAACTATGTATTTCTCCATTTTAACATACGTTAATATACAACATAAAACCTATACAAGTCAAGTACTATTTACAAATAGTCTCAATTAATTTATATGAAACTTCATATGGATCACAATTTGATGATTGCTTCACCTGGTATTTCACATGAATCGTTATTGCAAAATTTGTCTATTTCTGCTTCTTCACCCTCAACGCCCACAAAACTCAAATATCCAAGTTTCTTAACTTGTTTGTTATATTCTTTTTCTGTAATTGCTTCGTAAGGCATTTGTTTGTAAGCACCCCCGTTTGCTCTAGGCAATAAAGATATACCTTTTAAATAATACTGAAAATAATTTAAAACGTGTGGTAGTTCATTTGCCTCCGTTTCAGGATTAAAAGTTGCCGTACAACTAACTTGGTTATCAGCCCAGTGGCGTTGCATAAATGCAGCTAAACTAAATTGTTCCCAAATTGACAATTCTTTAGCTGTCCTAATCCCCTCACCGACATCAACAGGAATTTCTACTACCATCGTAGAATCCTCTGAACCAAATGCTGGTTCTAATGTATATCCAGCTTTTTTTAAAGGTTCTATTAAATCAGACTGGTGTGATAATCTCATTCTTCTTATATAGAAACGACTTTCAGGATAATGTAAACCTGGAGTAGCTCCAGCCAAAAGGGAAACTGTGCCACTTGGTTTAACTGAAGTAGTTTTAATTGATTTGGGTATTGCAAACCAATCAGAATAAATACAATCCCAATCTTGAATTGTATCATAACCGCTCTCCAACCATTTCCTTAACTCTTCCATTCCGTGTTTTGTGATAAATTGCGCAACGCCACTAACTGAACAACCGATTCTTCGGTTACGTAACATAACCCTATTAGTATCCGACCAATGGGTTTTACCTAATGTAACTGTTTTTGCATACAAGTAAGCATATTTAAGTGTTCTTTTATAATCTTCTAATGAATCATGATTATTTGGAAATGTTTCAACAAGACAACATAATTCATAACTTTCTAATGTTTGTTCTAAACAGGGGTTTCCACCAGATGCTCTATGATCTTTATTATCTCTACCGTTTTTCATACGAGAATAACCTCTCATATTTTCTAACCATGCAAATCCTGGTTCACCATTACCATTTATTCTTTTACATACCTCATTATAATCCATACCGAGTTCTGCATATATTGAATTGTTAGAAGTCCAACCATAAGTTTCTCTATGTTTATTGACTTTATAATTCTTTAAGTCTAAATATTCATCATCATATGGATCACCAAATACAATTTCTGCTGTTCGTCTTACGTTCCCTGCTACTACACATTTACCAATAAGGTTCATTATGTCTACGATTGTAGTTACAGTAATGGGTTCTCCACTATTTTTATCTAATACTTTTCTAATTTCTTCAAGAATTTCTTTTAGTGGTTCGTGACCACTTGATACACCACCAAAACCTTTAATTGGTTCTCCTGCGGGCCGAACCTCTGTATAATCAAATGCAACAGGGGCCGTTGCGTGAAAAAAAGACTCTAACAACAATCGTAGTGATTCTACCCAACCTTCTCTTGTATCAGGAATAATAAAAGTTTCTTCTTTTCTGTTTTTATTTATCCCTTTTATTAAAATTTCACCAGCACCCTTTGTATCAAACCCAACACCTACACCCAACATACTTGCATCCATTAAAAAACAAAATGGTTTCGAATAGTCATCCTTAATAGTAGAAGTTGATACAAATGCACAATTATTTAGAGCCGCATATAAATTCTTTTCTTCAGTAATGGAAGTTCCCATTGCCCATAAACCACGACCAGGAGGTAAAAATTTCATATCAAAAATTCTATCATACATATCTTGAGCTGATTTCTGAGCTTGCCATGCATTCCATCCTAATTGGTGTTGATTTATCCAACTCATTTGCATTGAATAAGTTCCCTCTACAACCCTTCGTATCGTTTCCCACCAACGTTCATTTTTTCCATTTTCTTTAATACGAGAATAAGTTCTCATATAAACTAATTCACCTAAACCGTTAAAACCAAATGGGGGCCTCTTTCTTTTGTACTTATTTATAAAATTTTCCGATAACTTAAATTTTTCCACTACAACTCCTCATAGCCTTTATATTTCTTTAACCAATAAGCCTTCTTCTTTTTTTCCAAAATAGATTCTCTATGTTTCCAATAATACTTCCGTTGCCTTGATCGTCTAGCATCTAATTGCTCTTTTTTAGTACGGTATATTCTCTTTCTTCCCAAAATAATTCCCCTATGTTAAAGTAGGGAAAAATTTCTTTCCCCGATATTAAAAAATTTTTTACCTATAGCCAATAATAAGTACGATATATATTAGAATATAATTATTAATTTTACAAAATTACTCAAAACCATCTAAGTTTTTATCAGAAGTTTTTTCTTCACTACCTTTCTGTGCATCTGGAATCAATACTTTATATGCATTTCGTGCGGTTTGTTTCATAAAATCTTCAGAACTTCTCATTTTCTTAGAAGCTTCCATTCCCATTTTTGATAAAGGTCTATGAACATTTATTAACCCAGTATGTGTATTCATAGTACATGGATATGTTATACCATCTATACCAAATCTATTTTTTATCACATGAGCTCTGGCAGTATTTGCCGCCTTATCTTCAATCTTCCTACTAAGACTTAGAACAAAATCCGCAGTCATAACCTTACTATATGCTTCTGCAATTTTCTCAGCACCAATCACATCTTCTTCTAAACTGGAACGATTTGCCTGAGAAGCCGTCCATATCGGTACTTCCATTTCTCCAGCCAACCCACGTAAATCTTCATATATATTTCCCAATCGGTGTCTTAATTCCTTACCACCACTAATATCTTTCATAATATCTGCGTAATCAACTATAACAATATCTGGCTTTAGCCCACTTAATTCTACTTGTTTCATATGTGCATTAAATGTTTGTACTGATGCTGACCTTGTTGGAAAATATTTAATTAACAAATTTCCTTTTGCTTTTTCCAACGCCTTTCTAACGGCTTCCTTTTGATATTTTATTTCACTCGTTGGTATGCCTGAAAATATAGTATCATACTGTAAAACATTTTTTCCAATACATAATGAGTGATAGGATATCCTTTGTAACATCCAAGTTTTTCCAATACCCGCTGGTGCAACTAAAACTCCCATTTCACCTTTACCTAAACCTCCAGACATAATTTCATCTATTATTTCCCAACCTGTAGGTATAGTTTCTCTAGTAGACTTTGTTAATCTTTCTTCTAATCCTTCTAGATAATCATGTCCTAAATCTTTTGTAGTACCAGCCTTCATCGCAACATCAATAACATTTTTTATTCCATCATAATCATGTCTTTCTAACATATCTACGGATTCCATAATTGCACTTTTTAAGTTCTGGTTCTTACAAAATTCTAAAACTTTTTCTTCCACAAATTCTAAATCTGTAGCTCTTAAATTATCTACAACTAATTTTTTTAATATTTCAGATGAAATATCATCTATTTGTATTTTTAATGCGTCTAATGTTGGTTCTACTTTATATTTTTCATAATACTTCTTAATAGACCGAACTAACCATTTATCAGCATCAGAATCAAAATATTCTGGTAATATAATATCACTAATTGTTTGTAAAAAACGTCTATTGTATAATAATAATACTATTATTTTCTTCTGAAATGAATGTCCGAATTGTATTAATGTATCTGACATATTAAAAGAAATCGTGTTTAACTAAATTTGCTGGATTGATTGCCCTCTCTACTCGAGCTTCGGCTATCTCAAAATATTCTTTTTCTCTCTCTATCCCCAAGTATTTTCTATCTAAAGTCACACAAGATATTGGTGTTGTGCCACTACCCATAAACGGGTCTAACACTACATCATCTTTTCTACTACCAAGTGTTACTAAATAACTGAATAGTTGGATTGGTTTTACCGTTGGGTGGTTGTTTTTTTGAGGCAAATATCTACGATTGACCTTTACTTTACCTTTACCATCTTTTCTGTCTATCCAAACCTCACCTTGCTGTTTTTTCAACTGTCCAATATGAAGCATACCTCGTTGTTTTTCTTCCATACCTTCCAACCCCATATTCTTTTCAGACGTACTTGCCTTTGGAACTATAAGAAATGGAAATGTATTTCTAACTTCTTCTGGTAATCTACTCATTCTATGTTTCCACCACTCATCTAAACTATAATATCTACTAAAATCTCCCTCATCTCCTTTACCTGGATTCTCTCCTGTGCCTTCTTCATCATATGCCCAACCACCACTAAACATATCATTTGTATTTTGATATGAACGACCACCACTTGATTTAGTTTTCTTACCTGTATCTAATACATCATCACTTACTAATAAATTAGCTGCAAATCTACCAAATGGTGATGCATCTGCTGTATCATTATCTTCACTCTTAAATCCACTTGTTTTAAATACTGTATTTTCTTCTCTTGGTTTTCTCGTTGTGGTTTTTCTTTGATAGGTTTCTGCTGGATTTTTTTGTTTTATATCACCACCAAGAAAAGTTGTTCCACCCTCGTGTACTTTACCAATAGTTTTGGCTCCTTTAAACGATTTCTGTTTCTCTACATACTTTTCATAATCATTTCTTGGTTTTCTCTTTGTAATTTTAACTTTTTTAGTGGATTTCTTTCCCCATAGATTTCTACCATCATTGGTTTCAGATTGATCCGAATCTCCAAACGCTGAAATTCGTTCATAGGTATCACTTTTAGATTTTCGTGCTGGTTGATTTCCTCTGGACAATCCCCCTGCCTCAGTATCAAAGTTTTTCTGACTACCTACATTATCTTTATCATATTGTTCTGTATCACTCATACCTGCAAATGGTATTCTTGCATCATCCAACCACGTTATACCCTTTTGATTATCAAGTGCTTGGTCTAAATAACCTTTCTTCTCTAATGGTTTCATTGCCACAATCACCACTTCTACTGCTGGTTTTGGTTGATATCCTGCATAACTTCCATCGAGTTTCTTTGCTTCGTCTGACGTGGATACTGTTTTATCTCTTTCCACTACATTTGTAGGCCTACCAGAATGCATAGTTCCAGACTGTATACCGATATCAATTTTTTCTTTACCTACTACTTCTCTTTCAACACCCAATCTCTTATCAACCGCCTTACCAATATTCATAGCCTTTGGAAAACCTGTTGCATATGCCCAATAGATAGGTGTAAAACTTACATCAAATCCTACTTCCTCTAACATCTTTACCATTCTGGATTGTACATCACTTCTTGGTGCAGACATAACAAATGCAAATGAACCTGGTTTCAGAACTCTCAAACATTCCTCAAATATCTCTCGTGGTGGAAGTGTCTGATCCCAATCTTTACCCATAAATCCATATCCATATGGTGGGTCTGTGCAAAGTAAATCTATAGAGTTTTCATCATAATCTTTTAAAACTACTAATGAATCTCCATTTATCAATTTACTCTCCATATAATTTCTTTCTACGTTCTTCCGTTATTTCGTCTCGTCTTTTCTTTCTATACCTATCCCTTGCAACTTTACGTAAAGCTTCCTTATTACGCTCATAATGTTCCATTTGCCATCTTCGTTGAGCATCTTTTTGCTGTTTTTCTGTAAAATATTTACGACTTCTTCCCATGACTCATTCTTGCGTATCTATTTAATTGCGTAAAATTCTGATTTAACCAACCCTGTAAATTTGGTAATGCTGTAAATAATTTATCTTGAACAAACTTAGTTTCAAACTTAAATTTTATTAATTCTGTTATAGGACTTTCAACTACATCCATAATTTTCATCTTACTACCAGGTGTGATATCTACTTTAAATAATTGCATTAATTTTCTATTAAGAAATAATTGTTCTTTACAAATACCTACACTTTCATATAACTTTAATTCATCTTTCTTTTCATCTGATATTTTTATACATTCTTCTAATGTATAATATGGTTCATCTCTATCTGTAATTTTGGGAAATCTCTTGATGATTGTTTTAAGTCCCGCACCCCTTACCCCAGGAATATTATCTGATTTATCACCTTCTAATATTCTATATGTTAAAAAGTTTTTAGATGGAATACCATATTCATCATATATTGCATCTCTATCATATATTTTCTTTTTAGTAGGACTATATACTTTGATTCTATGATTTATAAGTTGAAGAAAATCTTTATCCGTCGATGATATAACTATTTTATTTTCATTAAAAACTTGTTTAGATAAATGAGCTATAACATCATCCGCTTCAATATTATCCATAGCTAGAATTGTAACTGGTAACAATTGTAAATACTCAATCACAGATTGTAATTGTTTCAACATATTCTTTCGCTCATCTTTCTCACTAGCAAAATCATACGCGCGCACTAATCTACTCTTTGGTTTTCTACCAGCTTTATATTCGGGAAATAATTTACGGCGGCGGGTACTCCCACCCTTACCATCAAATACTATAATGGCTCGGGTGGGATTAAAAAGATGGATTGCATAACCTATACTTTTTAGAAAGCCAACTACTCCCCCAATGTGAATTCCATCATCATTGAGAGTTGGCATAACGCTGAATACTCTTATAAAAGTATTCAGGCCATCTACAATAAGTACCTTATCATTGAAGTGACCACCATCTAATTTACCGCCTTTTTTCTTAATTTCTTCGAGTATACTGACATATCTTTTATCCATCACCGACCTCATCTGTAATTTCTACATCGTCTATACCTAAAGCACTTTTATCATACTTTAGAATAACTTTATCACAGATGAGTTTATAGAGATATTCTTTTAGATCTTTATCTTTTAACATATCAGCAAAATCTTTTGATTGAAATTTCTTTACTTCCAATTCTTCACCAGTTTTCAAATCAATTATTGGTAAGGAGTACCATGCTCCAGCAACTTTAGCTATACCATACTCTTTCATTATAGTTAGCCAACTACCTTCATCATCAATACCACTCTCAAAATATAAAGGGAACTCTGCTTTTCTTAGCGGAGGTCCCAATCTATTCTTTACAACTTGCGCCAGGATAGTCATCCCGATAACATTCTTTTTCGAATCGAGTATTCTACCTTTATTCTTTAATCGAATACGAGTAGAAGCGTGAAAAGGAAGAGCTTTCCCACCTGAAGTTGTCCAAGGATCTCCGAACATTACTCCAAGTTTCGTTCTTAGTTGATTTGTAAATACTAGAGCAACTTTCTGTCGTCCAATCATCTGAGTAATCTTCCTCAAAGCTTTAGAAACTATAATTGCTTTGCTAGTTGCCCAACCATCTTTATCAAAATCCGCATCTAATTCTACCTTAGTTGTCGCGGCTGCTAAAGAATCTACCAATATTGTCACCAATCTATCTTTATCTGAACCTCTTACTTGTAAAACTATTTCTTCAATAGATTCAAATATATCTTCTACTGTTTCCAAATGTAAGTATAACATTTTTGAAACATCTATACCAATAACTTCTAAAAAATCATGACTTACTGATGTTTCGGTATCAATATAAACTGCTACCCCACCTTTTTTCTGAGTCTCAGCTAAAATATGAGCTCCAACTAAAGATTTACCAGTTGATTCCAATCCATTGATTTCTGTAATTCTACCTACAGCAATTCCACCGTTGGGTTTATTGGCAATTGCCAAATCCAACATTGTTGAACCTGTTGATATAAAATCCTTGATATCTGTTGGCGTATTATCAGAACCATCTAAAAAATACGCCACTTTCATGTCCTTAAACTTTTTATTTAAAGTGTCAGCAAGGACATCAGCTAACTCATCCCGTACAGACATATGTTATCCTTACGTTTTAAGCGTTTTGATTAAATAATTCATCAAAAGCTGAAGAAACAGATTCTACAGTTTTTGTAGTTTCTGCAACTTTGGCTGAAGTAATTGAATCACCTGATTTAGAATCATCAGTTTCTTCACTTTTACCTTCAAGCCAATCATTTAAAATCTCAGTAAGTTCATCATAAGTCTTTTCCTGATAAATTTCTGTGAGTTCACGTTGTGAATCTGATACCAATTCAAGAATATTTTTATCCTCGGAAATCGGAGCCGTTACTGGCTTAACTCTAATAGCAGTAGATGGGAAAGTAGCCCCCGTTTCTTCTGCAGTCTTAAATTCAACATTAACATCTCGTCCATTTAATGGATCTGTAATATCACCATAATCAGGGTCTGATATTACTGAAAGAAGCTCTTGATAAACTGTTTTACCAAATCCCCAAAATTTTACACCTTCTTTTTCCTCACCTCGAACAATTATCGGTGCAAAAGTTCTCATTTTTGCTTCGAGTTTCTTACCTAATCTATAATCATCACGATTACCAGAAGTTTTCAATTTCTGAGCAAATTCTTCTATTGGGTCTGGACGACCAAAAGAAATTGGTGATAGATGAGATTTTCCACCTAAATTATAATGGAAAAATAATTCGATAAAAGGATTGTCCTTATTAAATTTATAAGGTACAATTCTAATAATTTGTGTTCCTGGTTGTGGTTTCCAAAGAACGGATGTTCTTTGATTTGTTGCTTGTAACTGATTCAATCGTCTTTTTACTAGATCTAAATCCATTTGTTAATCTCCTATATGTATATTTTAATTATTAATTATTAATTGTAAATGGTTAATCAACTTAAGAACCATTCACATATAAATATCGAGTAGTTCTACAAACTACCAATTTTTTTTGAGTTTTCTATAATCTTCATAGCATATTCATAATAAAATCTGCCTGCTTTAGGTCCACCGTTTCTTTTCCCGTCCGATTCACCTATAGGTTTAATCCATAAAAATGCGTCACATAATTCATTAGTAGTTTCTGTAGTTGGAAAAGTACCGATCACTGCTGTTTTTGGATTACACCAATCACCTGTATATCCAAACCCATTTCTAGAAGTATCTATCACATAATGCTTATCTATTTTATTAGATATTTTATCTCCATAACTCATACATTGTTCCGTAGAAACAAAATTTGATGTATTTAAAGCAAATCCTTCATAAGACTCTTTATCAAATTTACTCAAAATATTTATAACTTCATCCACTTTTAACCAATATGGATGTCCAACATCTAAATATATCTTAGCATTACATCCTTTATGTAAAAATTTTAATGCTTTTCTAATTAATCTAATTCTTTTCTGTTTTTCTTCATATTTCATATCAAATGACTGTGCTAATGCATCTGGTTCATATATTACTATTGGAGATTTATCTTCTATCCCTTTTGCTACATCTTTTATAAAATCTATATAGTCTACTTGATTAATTTCTCCACCTTTAGCATAATGACCCAAATCTCTATCTGGTATAGAATATATAACAATATAAGGTAAATACGGATCAGCTCTATCAAATAATCTTTTAATTCGTTTTTGAATCTTCTTTGCCTTTTTATACGGGGATGATCCATACCAAAATGCAATAGGTTGTCCAAATATTTTATTTAATTCTTTGGATTTTAATGTATGTTCTTTATGTATTCTAAAATCTGGATAATAAAACCTGTATTCCATATAACTTAAATTTAACCTAATCTTCCATTCCCCACTCTGAAACTAATACTACTTTATGAATTTTTGTTTTTATCTCTACCAACTTATCATCATTATATAATAAAATACAATTACGATAATTATCCCAGGGTATTGGGAATTTTTTATCAAGTATTCCATTGTTTAACTGTAATATAATTTTATTTAATGCATTTATTGTATATAAAGTATTAGTATGTTT